TCTCAAGAAGTGAATCGCTCCACTTCCAACACAGGCGGAGACAACGCCATCTACCCACACTGGAATATATCAGAAGGCTCAGAAGCAGTTGTTAGGTTCTTACCAGATAAGGATCCAAACAACACTTTTTTCTGGACTGAAAGAAACATGATCAAATTACCTTTCGCAGGTATCAAAGGTCAGACTGATTCTAGACCAGTAACGGTACAGGTACCATGCATGGAGATGTATGGCAAAACTTGTCCAGTACTAACAGAAGTTAGACCATGGTTCAAAGACAAGAGCATGGAGGACATGGGCAGGAAATATTGGAAAAAGAAAAGTTACATTTTCCAAGGATTTGTTGTAACTAATCCATTAAACGAAGATACAACACCTGAGAATCCAGTTAGAAGATTTATAATTGGTCCTCAGATCTTTAACATCATCAGAGGAGCATTGATGGATCCAGAGATGGAAGAAATGCCAACTGATTATGTAAAAGGCGTTGACTTTAGAATTACTAAAACAACTAAAGGTGGATACGCCGACTACTCAACGTCAAAATGGTCAAGAAGAGAACGTGCATTAGATGAGGCAGAGAGAGCCGCAATTGATACACATGGTTTACACAACCTAGGTGACTTCAGACCAAAAGAACCAACCGAGGCAGAAGTTAAAATAATTGCAGAACTATTTGCAAAATCTGTTGAAGGTGAGGCTTATGATCTTGAGCAGTACGGACAGTACTTCAGACCAGCAGGCATGGCTTACCAAGGTAAACCACAGGTACAAGTACCGACAGCATCGGCTCCAGTGGCAACACCAGTAGCAGAGGCGGCACCAGTAACTGCGGCACCTGTAACTCAGAGTGCACCAGCACCACAACCAGTGGCGGCTACGGCCCCAGCAGGTGACAGTGCCAAGAGAGCAGAAGACATCTTGAAGTTGATTAGATCAAGACAAGCAAAATAATCTGACATTTACCAAGGCCCTGGCATTGACGTTAGGGCCTAGGTATGCTAATATAGACTACAAGGATAGAAATTATGACGAAAGTATTTGACGCAACAAAGTTTAGAAAGAGTATTACAAAATCAATCCAAGGACTTGGTATAGGATTCAGTGATCCTACAGATTGGATATCAACAGGAAATTACGCATTAAATTATTTAATGACCAGTGATTTTAACAAAGGTATTCCTTTAGGCAAAGTGACTGTACTTGCAGGAGAATCAGGAGCAGGTAAGAGTTACATAGCATCAGGTAATATAATCAAGAATGCACAGGATCAAGGCATATTTGTTATACTGATTGATACAGAGAATGCATTAGATGAACAATGGCTACAAGCATTGAAAGTGGACACATCAGAAGAAAAACTATTAAAATTAAGTATGTCCATGGTGGATGATGTGGCAAAAACTGTTTCAGAGTTCATGAAAGGTTACAAAGAGCAACACGCAGACAACAAAGAAGGTGCACCTAAAGTGCTATTTGTTATAGACAGTCTGGGCATGATGCTGACTCCAACAGATGTAAATCAGTTTGAAGCAGGTGACATGAAAGGTGACCTAGGTAGAAAACCTAAAGCCTTGACAGCACTTGTAAGAAACTGTGTCAACATGTTTGGTAGTTGGAACGTAGGACTTATTGCAACTAACCATACATACGCATCACAGGACATGTTTGATCCAGATGACAAGATATCAGGTGGACAAGGATTTATCTATGCATCAAGTATTGTGGTTGCTATGAAAAAATTAAAACTAAAAGAAGATGAAAAAGGCAACAAAGTTACTGATGTGAGAGGTATCAGGGCCGCTTGTAAAGTTATGAAAACAAGATACGCAAAACCTTTCGAGGGTGTGCAAGTTAAAATTCCTTACGATACTGGTATGGACCCATACAGTGGACTTGTGGACTTGTTTGAGAAAAAAGGTTTACTGGTACAGCAAGGTAACAGATTAAAATACATTGATTCAAAAGGCAAAGAACACATAGAGTTTAGAAAAGCATGGGTAGGTGATAAATTAGATATGATAATGGCAGAGTTCAAAGAAATTTTAACCACAGAAGAAGTAGAAGAGGAAGTTAAAGCGTAATGATAGACTTTACACACGAAGATATTGAACGTTTGTGGAACTCCATTGTGCATTACGTACCCGAGAGGCAAAAACTGGACTGTGCAATTGACTTCATCAAAAGTTTAGAAGATATCGGTGTTGAACACGATGAAATAAAGGCGTCTGCCGAATACGATCCCAAGTTAGAAGAAGCA